GCCTAGTCGTCGATCCTAGAGCCTTTACGTCACCAGCCGTAATTCTGACCGGATTTGTTCCCCAAGTGCCTGTAACGATCCCAAGATCATCGCTGGCAGGTGTCGCTGGCAAGTTGGTTTGCACAGCATCCCATACCCTAGCCTGCGTCAACGGAATAACGGACTCAGCCAATACCCTTTGGGCTAGCTTGGTCGTCGCGATGTCGGCATTACCGGCAATCGTGTAATTGGTGATGACCTCGGGAGGGAGAACCATCGTGATATCAGGAATCGTTGTCATAGTAGTCCTAGTGCTCCGTAGGGCAAGGGGTTGTAAAGTTTGAATTCTAGCCAATGGGCTTGAACTGTGTTTGGTGGCTCAACGTCGGCAATTTGGTATCCGTTTTCGTCGAGCAAAACAGGACGGTTTGCAGGCTCTCCGTTTCGCATCGCTCGGATGATCTGAAACGGCAATTGTCCGGGAGCTGGTGGCCCAACAATATCCACCCGCTTGTAATACCCTTCGTGGCGGACTCGCTTGTACCAAGCTTTGTCCGGTGTTGTACGATATGGCCACCGAAACTGGATTACGGCCGTAACTTCCCAATAACCGCCGCCACCTACGTTTGGATCCTTGACCGATACCGCTTGAAGCTTTTGCATCTTTCCAGTCCCAGGCGCCCAACTCAGAAACGCATCAGAGTTGACCGATTCGCGATACGCCGCTTGAACAAACGGATTGAAAACGAGCATGTTTTTTCGGATGGTCACTGTCTGATCCGCGAAGAGTCGCTTTAATCCGTGGATTGGCTCATTGTTCTTCGTAACGATCGGATTTCCGTCGTAATCTTCGTCAATTTCTTCCTCAGTCTCCACGTCGTCCCAATCTATCTTGGCCGGTGTAAGCAATGGGCTCTGTGGTTGATTGCCTGGCCCTAGCTTAATTTCGCCATTGTAGCTGACAGTGACAATCCAATAGATCGGACTGATCCTTTGCGGTCTTGCTTGGTCAGCGAAAACGTAAGGGTACATCGCCGAGTATGACGAACCGGCCTCAGGAATACCAGAAGCTTGAACAACATCATCAATCGTTGCTTGTGGCGTTGTGAAAACCTGATACGCCGAAGTGAACGCAGCTTGAGCCGTTCGGAAGTTGTCCGTTAGGCTAAAATCTCCGTCAACCTTCGACCACATTTGAGAAACCGAGATTACGTTGCTCATTTGACAAACTCGATTCTAACCTCGTCGCTTGGGGATCGATTCGCAGCGTCAAGAATTGCATTGGTTCGCTGTTGCTCTGCAACTTGCTTGGAAGTGTTTTCGACTAGCTTTGCAATCGGGCTGTCCGTTTGACCTCGCACAAGCACCCGAGACTCAAAAGCGGTCAACGATCGCAACTGCTCTTGCAACGCACTGGCAGCCCCTTCTCGTGGTTTTAGATCGATGTCAATGTCAAGCTTCATTGCGTCTTGCAACGCTTGGAGTCGTTCGCGGATCTTTGTATCAAAATCCTCGGTCAATCCGCCGACCGCTTCATCTAAAATGGCCTGCAAGCTTTTTTCGGTTTCGGTTACAGCACGCTCACCGAAGGATGGCATCTCCTTCAAAACATCCTCGAACGTAAAACGACCCGAAAGCAACTTGCTGTAGGCATCGACGAACCACTCAGCTTTTGCGAGCAAGCCGTCGAATACAAAAACCACATCGTTGTAAATCTTGGTCGCTGATAGCAATACCGATGCGGAAATCACATCGAGGACATCATTGAACCGAAAGATGGCAATTTCCGCCGCTGTGAATCCAGTAACGAAAGCCTCGGCAATCGTCTTGCCGACTCCTTGCATCGCATTGGCTAGCTGTTCGCTGTAGTTGACGAAATCATCCATCGCCGGAAGCATCGAGGCTTGAATGAACTCAAACGCAACTACAAAACCTCGGTAAACTACGTCGCGAATCGGAGCAAGCAGAGCACCAAAAGATTCGTAAAGGTTCTTGGTTGCAACCTTCAAAGCGTCGCTTGCTTCCAATGCCGACTTAGCTGATTCCGCTTTGTTTAGCAGCCCCTTGGTAGCAAGCTCGCTGACCGCTGCTAGCTTTTCCTCGTTTGTCGCTAGCTGGTCGATGTTTGGGATCAAGCCTTTGAACGCATCGAAGTTTCCGTTTACCGCATCTTCGACCATCCGCATTGCAGAGGACAAATCTCGATCAAAGACTCGCGATAGCCCAAGAGCCGCTTCGGTCATATCCTCGATGGAATCGGTAGCAGCACCGCGCCGCAATGCTTGGCTCATTTGATCCATGATCCGGCCAGCATCAACATTCGTCATTCGCTCAAGGCTGTTTGCTACCTTTTGCATTTCTTCCGCTGCTTGCTTGCTTCCGTTTGGAATCAAAGCAACGGTCTCGGAAAGCTTGATCGCTGAACGATTCAAATCGTCGAACGCCGCGACCGAACTGGATGCAAAGCCAACAATGGCCCTGCCTGCTTCGACAACGCCGATTACCGCTGCTGTCACGCCTGCTAGCTGAGCCAAGCCACGGACAGAAAATTCCACCTGTTGAGCCGTCTTGGTCACTTCGGACGAGAATTGACGCAATACCGCCGAGGCTTCGTTTCGTGCTCCGAGTGTTACTTCTACGTCAGCCACGTTTTCGCCTTTCGTCCTCGATTCGGTTTACGTCTGATTCGAGTGCATTTTGCACCGAAACAAACCAAGCGTCTTGGTCGTTCATCCCGCCAGCCTCAGGCAGGATCCCTTTCGAGACCCAAGCCGCAAGGTTGGCCGCTGAGCTTACCCGATGCCCAACGAAATCCTTCGGGCAATCAGTAATCTCAATGTATCCTCGATTCTCGCAAGCCTCGCATCCGGCCTCATCGCAACTTGGGCAACCAAGCATTAACGGAAGGTCTTTGCTAGGTAGGTTATTGCAATGGTTTCGAGTGCATGACTTGCAAAGTTCGCCGCATCGTATCAATGCGGCAATCCTTATTTTTTTCTGTCGCCCTCGCTCGCTGAATTGCCTTGTAAGCATCTTGCAACGAGCTTTACAGCATCGGCCACTTCGATCTCTTCATCCCATGAATCGATCGACTTTTCGAGACTCCAACCAGCAACGCAAATCGAGACTGCTTGACGCAAAGCCGCGATCTGCTTTTTGGTGTCGCCTAGATCCTTGAAGTCCTCGATTAACCCTAGCACTTGCTCGGTTTGCTTGAACTTCAAGCGATTGAACTGGAACTGAATGTCGAGCCCGTCAATCGAGCCCTCGAAAGTGTTATGCTGCATGGTTGAAAATGATTGAAAGTTCTTCGTCGGAAGCGTCAACATTCTTGTTTGCTTGCCATTCTAGCTGATCGATCATGATTCCGTTTCGATCACCCATCGGCTTGGTTTGCAACTGAGCCTTCGGAATGCTGAAAACCAGCGTAGAACTGCTAGGCCCATCGATTGTAAACGAAAGAGTCGCTTCCGTCGAATCGCGAAGTTGAGCATATCGGCCCTGAGTCGCAATCAGTTTGGATTCTGGGTTGCCAGTGATCCTTGGATTGCGATCAGTGATAACGAAGTTGTCGATGCCTGCCGCCGAAGTCGAGCATTCCCGAGCCGTAATCACGTTGCCTAGATCGATCGTTGCCGACTCCAAGCAAAGATTGTATGAGTCCCAAGATGTAGCACCTCCAGCAACCCGCAATGGTAGCGTGTTGACGTAGTTGATTGACGACGGAATAGCTGCGTCTGCTTCGTCATCGTAAACGCCTTGGAAGTCGAACTCGATTCGACCCATCCGGCCCGTCGGCAAAATGAACCGAGCATTTCCGACCGCGCCGTAGATCCTGCGACGAACGCCATCGAAGAACCCGGCGATCGTCACCGTTTTGACGTTGGTTCCTGGAACTTCCGTTCTCGGCTTGTATGTTGCTGTCGAGAGAACCAAACCGCAAGCCGGGAGATAGGTCGTTGCCCAAGCCGGAACATTTGTTCCATCGTAGGCAAGATCGACCGAGAACGTAGCTCGACCACGCCTGGCCCCTGGGATCGATGCAAGCCGACCGAATCCGCCTTGGCCTTGACGCTCTTGCATCTCGAACTCTGGATTGATTACAAGGTCATAGGCGTTGATCGTGCAATCAGCCGCCGCGATGGTTTCCGCAGTACCAACCGTCGATTCGATCTTTCCGCCGAGAACTGATTTTTTACGCAGTAGCATATTTGTCCTTTCCTAGTATTTGGTTGGCATCTTGTTTGGCTTCTTTTAGCTTGCGATTGAGAATCGCTTGGGCTTGTGCTGCACCTCGATCAAAAGCATCTTTCACGCCTTCGATCTTGCTGACTTGCAAATCGCGTAGCTTTTGAATCGGGAATCGCTTCTTTCCGACTCGCTTGTAAATGTTGCGTCCTAGCTTTGGAATCTTAGGCCCGAATGCACCTTCAAAGACCATAGCAGGAACACCGCGAACCATTTCGATCTCAACTCCCTCGACTGTTTGCCGAGCCTTGAAAGCTCGCAAAGGCATTGTGAACGTGTCGTCGATCTTGAGCAATGATTCTTTTTCAAGTAGGTTGTCGATCAATGTTTCGTCAACACAAAACTTGCGTAATTCTTCAACCTTTTCGACGACCATAGCCGTTGCTATTTCGCGCTGTGTCCTAGTCCTGATTTCGGTCGTCGCTTCCGTGTATCGCCTGTCGAATGCTTTCTCTAATCCGTCTGCGTAGTTCAATACTCGCTCGGATGCTCGGAGTACATTTTCTTCGTGTGTCACGATGTCGAATATCATTGCCTTACCGCCTTACCGTTGGATCGTCCTCTGATACTCGATAGGTGACAAGCAGTTGAATGTTGGCACCGTCAACACCTCCATCGGAAGTGAAAACGATCTGTGGCCCAAAGTTGGCGTAAAGTGCATTCCCGTCGAACGTGTGCCAACTGCTTGCCGGTTGGCAGATGCACTTCCGAACATCGGATGCAAATTGATTCAGTAACGTATCGATCGCGTCTTGGTTTCGCTCCGATGGCATCAAGATCAATCTGATATTGAATTGCTGCGTCAGAGCAACCGCTGGAGGATTGCCTGGGCAGGATAACTCAGGGACGGAATTGCTCACGCCCTGAGTAATGATGATCTGCCGATCTTTCGGAGTGTAATTAGCGAATCGCGTAGGTCGTTTGACCTCTTGAACATCAGTAGAGTATGTAGCCGAATCATCGACCATAGCCGATAGCCTGGTCTCCAATTCTGCTGCAATTTCCTCGATGATCGCTAACGGCACTCTAGCACCAACATCCCTTCATCATGCTCGACCAAGCGAACAATCGACCGCCTGTCGATCGGTTCTCCGACTCGCGGAGATAGACCGATCTGATCCCCGCCCAAGTCTAATTCATCGCTTGCGATACCTTCGGCCTCATCGTTTGAAACGTGGATGGTGAATCGTGGAGTCACCAAATCCGATGCCTCTGGAAATTGCAAAGAATCATCCCGCACAACCACCGCATCAATCTTTCGAGACCGACCGTTCCGCTTGTAGTAAACGATCGGCTCTGCAAAATCATCGGGGTTGGCGAATACCTTCTTAGCATCCTCTTTGATGAGATCGTGAAGGCTCATCGGTTATCGCTTGCACTCGACCGAGACGTAATCAACCGTCACGCTGTTGACGTTCGTGCTGGCAGTCTTGCTGATCTGGACAAACGGTTGAAGCGATCCGGTTGCAGCCGACATCGAGAAGGTCGTTGTCGAAGCAACTCGAGCACCGTCGATGTAGAACTTAACGTCCTGCTTGCCGCCAGTGAAGTCGATAACGAATTCTTTGTAGGTCGCAACCAACGAAACGCCTGATGCCTTGTCATCGTTGTCGGTCGTTCCGTCATCGCTCTCGCAAACAACAGCATTCGAGCCCGCAAGCTTGAATTGTGCGTTGTTGGCTGTTGCGTCTGTATCATCGTTTCGAGCCGACTGCAAGCCGAAAGCCAAGGTGGTAGCAGCATTGAGAGATGCAACCGTCTTGACGATGAAAACAGCTCGCTGGATGTTGTCGATGTCGAAGCAAAGCTTGTCGCCGAAGTCCAAACAAACATTCTGAATCTCGTTGGCGCTATCGAAGGTCAA